TATAATTGATAATAATTTTTTGATAATTACAAACATGGTTAATCAATATTAAAAATATATTCAATTGAAACTTTTTTTAGTTCTTTAGTTTTTTTATTTATTAATATTAATAAATCATTTTCAAAATCAAAACCTATTTTATATTTTTCTGTTTCTGTTAGTTTTTTCATAATTTAGTTGTATCAATATTTACTATTTGTTCTTTAGGTTGTGATAATGATAATACTCCGTAAATATTATGAATCCATTTGAAATATCTTTAGCGGTACAAAAAAGTAATAAAGATTATGAGCAATATTGTGCTTTCAATAATTTATTAAAATATAAAAAGTTTAATCTAAAACAAGAAAAAAACAAAGAAATAAAAGAAAGGCTAAAAGAAGAAATAAAGCATCTTAAAATTAGTATCAAGTCTTTTGGATTTAAAACTTTAAATGAATTATGTTAGTATTAGTAGAATTAGATAGAAAAGATTTAGAAAATTTATTAAAAGCAACATATCCAACGTATAACCAGTTTGATAACCAGTTTGATAACGAATTAGTAAAAAAAGCTGGTCACGAATATTCTGATGCGTATGGTAAAACTTATTGGACTAAATTAGGACTTTTAACAGATGACGAATTACAACAATTATATAAACTTTGTAAAGATAGTTGGTTATGAAAATAGAGTCAAAAGATTATGAAAGTTTACCAAATGACAAAATACACGAAGATTGTCCTTTGCTTAATGAAAAAGAAATAATTGTTTTTGTAAATAAATAAAATATGGTTATGGCTAATACCATTATAAAGAAGTATTGAGATAATACTAGACCATTAAAATATAATATTATGGCAAGACCGAGCGAATATAACTATGAATTATGCGAAGAAATTTGCAACGAACTTGCTGAAGGGCAAAATATAAAACGTATACTTAATTCAAAAGAAGAATATCCAGACTGGACAACTTTCAGACGTTGGAAGAATCAAAATGAAGAATTACGCACCCTGTACATAAATTCACAGCACGACAAAGCAATAGCTCTTGAAAACGAGTTAGACGATTTAAGGGATATGCTAACTTCAAAAGAAATTGACGCTTCTACTTACAATGTATTAGCTAATACTATTAAATGGAAAATGGCTAAATTTTATCCTAAAGTTTTTGGAGATAAAACAATTCATTCAGGAGACGAAGATAATCCTATTAAAACAACTACTACAATAATTAATTTAGGTTCAGGAAAAAGACCAGAATAATGCAATTATTAGAAAAACAAGAACATGCTATTTATTATTTAAACGACGATGAAACCGAAGAGGTTTTGTATGGTGGCGGTGCTGGTGGTGGCAAGTCCGCTTTAGGTTGTTTAAGATTAATAGAATTATGCCAGCAATACGCTGGTATTCGTTGTTTAATGGGTAGAAGTAAATTAAAGGCATTAAAAGAAACAACTTTAAACACTTTTTTTCAGTTAGCTAATGATTTAGGTATAAGTAGTCAATTCAAGTATAATGCGCAATCAAATATTATCTATTGGAATAATGGTAGTGAAATACTTTTAAAAGATTTATTTTTATATCCTTCAGACCCAAATTTCGATAGTTTAGGTTCTTTAGAAATAACATTTGCTTTTATAGATGAATGTAATCAATGTTCTTATAAAGCTGTACAGATTGTAAAGTCACGTTTACGTTATAAGTTGAAAGAATTTAATTTAAAGCCTAAAATGTTAATGACTTGTAACCCCGCAAAAAATTGGACTTATTCAGAGTTTTATAATCCTAATTTAAAAGGTAATTTAATACCTGAAAGAAAATTTATACAGGCTTTGCCAACCGATAACCCGCACTTGCCAGAATCATATATTAAAACGTTAAATTCATTAGATGAAGCAAGCAAAAAGCGTTTATTATATGGCGACTGGGAATTTGATGACAATCCTTATGCAATGTTTGAGTATTCAAATATTTTAGGAATGTTTACAAATGATTTTATAAAACCAACACAAGAGCGTTATTTAACTTGCGATATTGCTTATACTGGTTCAGATAAGTTTGTTTTAATAGTTTGGGCTGGTTTAGTTATTCAAAAGATTATAGCTATTGATAAAATAGATGATACCCAAGTAAGTAAAAAAATAAACGAATTACGAATAGAATATAGAGTTCCTTTAAAAAATGTTATTTATGATGCTGATGGATTGCAGACTTTTACACGTAACTCTTCAAAAAGTGGCGTTTTGTCTGGAGCAACTCAATTTAATAATAATGCAACACCAATAAAAGTTTCAGGTAAAAAAGAAAACTTTAAAAACTTAAAGGCGCAATGTTATTTTTATTTTGCCGAATATTGCAAGGATAATTTAATATTCATACAAGAAAAAGATTATAGAACACAAATAATTCAAGAACTTGAGCAAATTAATAGAAACCCATTAGACGACGACGGTAAAATCTCTTTAGAAAAGAAAGATGCTATTCGTGAAAGGTTAGGTCGCTCTCCTGATTTTGCTGATGCAATTATGATGCGTTTCTACTATGAAATAAAAGGAAAAAATAAAATTGCAATTATTTGGTAAATTATTTGTATATTTGAAAAATTTATATTATTAAAATGATATTTAAAGACGACAACGAGGCAATTGAGTATTTAAAAGCTAATCAAAAAGTTTCAGATGACTTTGTTGAAATGCGTAAATATTCCAAAGAATTAAAAGCATTAGTAAATGGAGAAGATTTTATTGATGAATTAATTTGTAAGATTGAGAATTTAGAAAGCGATAAAAAAGCAAATGCAAGGGCTTTATATAGTCGTAGTATTAAAGACTTATTTTCACGTTTATTTCAGCCTATTGATAACATTTATTATGCTTCAGGCGGTGTAAAAGAATACGATATAAATAACCAAACTGTTAGGACTAATTTCTTAAAGCAAATTGCAAATATTAGAGATAATAAAAGCCTTTCTGAATGGGTGCAAACTTATGCTGTTCAGCTTTATAACACAGACCCAAACGGAGTTATATTTTTAGAATATAAAACAGAACCTAAAATAGATGTTTACCCAACTTATAAAAGTATTGGTAAAATTAGACACTACAAAGAAAAAGGTCAAATATTAGAATACATTATATTTGAACCTAAAGTAAAGAATAAAAAAACTTATTGGCGAATTGTAGATGATTTAACGGATAGAACTTTTGAGCAAATTGGTAATGATTTTGTTTTAGTTCCAGAAAAAACATTTATACATCCTTTCGGGCAAGTTCCAGCGTTAATTTGTTCTAACATCCAATTAGCAGGAGAGGATGAAAAACTTGCACCAATTGACCCTATTATTGATATTGCAAAAGAATACGCTCGTGACCAATCTTTTCTAACTCTTTATAAAATTTACAAAGGAAACCCTATATTTTGGCGTTATGTTCAATATTGTAGTGATTGTTCTGGAACAGGTAAACAAGATGAAAGCAATTGTACTTCTTGTAACGGAATGGGTAAAATAGTTGCTAAATCAGACGTAACAGATGTAGTTGAGTTACCAATTCCAACAGACCAAGAAAGCCCAGTTATTGCGCCTAATATTGCTGGGTTTATTTCGCCTGATTTAGAAGTTTGGACAAAGTATGAAGAAACATTAAAGCTATTAGAAGAACAGATGTATAAATCGCATTGGGGTACTTCTTACGGAATGAATAATGTTCAAGGAATGAAAACAGCCACAGAAGTTACTTTTGATAAACAGCCTTTAGAAAATCAATTAAACAAATATGCTGATTTTATTGAGTATATTGAATGGAAACTTTCAGAATGGATTTTAAATTTGTTAGATGTTCAAAAAACAGATAAATTTGATAGTAAAATAACTATTAATTTAGGGCGTAGATACATTATTGAAAGCTACGATGTTTTACTTGAACGTTACGAAAAGTCAGTTTTAGCAGAAGAAAACAGCGTTGTATTAGATAAATTATTCACTGAATATTTAGGAGCAAAATATAGAAACAATCCTATTGATTTACAAATTAATTTATTAAAAGCAAGGATAGAACCATATTTACACCTATCTTTGACTAAAGTGAAAGAAATATTTGGAAACGAAGAAGCACAAAAAAAGGTATTATTTAGTAAATGGTGGCAATCACTAACAAACTATTCGCAAGATGAAGCTAAATTATTAGCTGATTTTAATAAGTGGTTTGAACAAAATAAAAAAGTAGTAACATTAAATTAAATATATTATGTCACAAATGGGAGTTTACAGGCTTCACAAATTAGCCAGAGTAGGTAACAATTTCACAAAAGATGTGAAAGTTAATTTAGAACGTGATTTACACGTTATCCAAAATGAATATGCAGAAACAATAAATGCACATTCAGAAGTAAACGGATTAGTTTATGAAAAAGATGAACAAGCAACAAAGTTGTATTTAGAAGGTAAGCCTTTCAAAGTGGTAAAAGAATACGTAAAATTTGAAGAGGTTAAAGACGACGAAAAAGAAGCTCTTTTAAAAGAGTATTTAGAACTACAAGGCGAACCAGCGAAAGGAACGTGGGGAGTTAAGAAATTAAAAGAAGAAATTGAGAAATTAAAAACAATTGAATAATGGCATTAGAAAACATTACAGAGCTGGAACAAGCTTTAGGAATTGAAGGCGGTAAGCTACAAGAAATGATTACAAGTGAAGAAGTTCACAAAATAGATTTATCTGAAAAGATAATTTTAGACAAACCAATTTATGATGAGCGTATTTCTAATATTAAAAAAGAAAGTTCACAACAAGCTTTAGAAGTAGCTATTAAAGAACAACGAAATGCTTTAGGGTTAGATTTTCAAGGTAAAACGATGGAAAACCTTGTAACTGCATTAAAAGCTAAAGTAGAAGCCGAAAGTAAAATTGAACCTGAAACAAAATACAAAACTCTAAAAGCAGATTTTGAAAAGTTACAGGAAAACTTACAACAAAAAGAAAATGAGTTTAACACTTTCAAATCAAAACCTATTTTATATTTTTCTGTTTCTGTTAGTTTTTTCATAATTTAGTTGTATCAATATTTACTATTTGTTCTTTAGGTGCTTTTTTAATAGTTGGAAAAGTATTAACATATATCTGCTGTTCGCTTTCTTTAATGTCTTTGATAGCGTTTTTTTTAGCTTTTATATGGTTATACTTTATGTTCATATTTCAAATATACGATTTTATTTTAAACCGAAGTATATATAATCTAATTTTTTAATAATCTCTTTTAATCTTTGTGGGTTATCTTTAGTTATATAAAGCTTTCTTTTTTCTTCTTCGAGTTCGTTTATTGTTGGTTGTTTAGGTTTGTTTTTCATTAATCATTTTTTTTATATTTTTCAATAATTAACAAACAACTATCTCCAACTTTCCATTTATTTTCATATTCAAAAGGCAAAATTACTTTTTCTGTAGCAATATCTGATTGTACAAAAATAACTGGATTTTCTGAAATAGAGCCTCTTCCATATCTTTTTATTCCTTTTTTTAAAGCAGATACTCTACCTTCAATAATTTGCTGTTCTATTCTTGTATATTCATTATTTTCACATGAAATAAATAATACTGCTGTTATTAATAAAAACATTTCTTTCATAATAATTATTTTTTAGTTATATATTCCTATCATTTTGTTAAACTTGTTTCTTAACTCTATACGCTCTTTTGCGTTATAGGTTTTATTTTCAGTTTCTAAATACTTTACTATTTGTCTTGCTATTTGTGTTTTTTCTTTTAAATCGTTAATAGTTAAATCAATTAGCTTGTATTTTCTTGTCAGTTCAAACTTTACATATTCCCAATATTCTTTACCATAGCGTTCAATAAGTCCATTATCGTATTCTATTATGTTTGCCGACTTTTCAACGTTACAATAGTAATCTTGTAAATGTATGTTATGAAGATTATATCTTAATGTTTTATTACTGCCTACACTTCTATAATGTCCTCCTTGTGGAGATTTATGGCTATTACAACTTATACAACCACTTCCTTTATCAATTAGAATAGCAATTTTATTTACTGGAGCTTCTAATTCTTTTTCGTAGTCTGTTTTAGTTTTTAACTTTTCCTTAATCTCTTTCTTTTCCTTTTGCCATTGCTTTGCTTTTTTCTTTTCGTTTAGTTCTTTTACATATTCGTTAAAAGCTTTTATACATTCATCGTCTGATAAGCAAAACTTTTGATTAAAGTATTTAGAATCGAATTTTGTTTTATGATATAGACATCTTGGCATTGTAAGTTGTTGATTTTTAATTTTTTGCCTTAGTTAGTTGCGTCAAGCGAATAGTTAACCGCTATTTTAAAAGACGTTCGGTAATCTTTCACGAACTTTAGCGAAAACGAAATGTTGAAGCGTTTTAAAATTAATAGTTGGGTTACGATTTTCTTTAACGAAATTCCAACATTCCTCTTTTACTATTTCGTAGTAAATTACATTTAATAATCTTGGTATCATTTTACTACTCCAACCATCAATACTTTCAATTTTAGCAAACTCTTTTTCGCAAAAAGCAATTGTAACATATTTTTCAGCAATTTCTTCTTCAACCATTCTTTTACCTTCAATAGTTGATTTTCCCATAACTTTAGCATGTTTCTCTTTAAACTCGCTTGTTACTATTTTTGCCCAAGTTTGGCGACCATATTTATTCTTATAATCGTAGTTTTTAACAACAATACCTTCTCCATAACCTTTACCATCTTCAATAAGAAAATCGTTTTTCATTAATTGATTCACTAATTGTTCGTAATTACTATTTCTGATTACTGCGATTGGCGGTATGAAATCAATTTCGTGTTTCTCTAATAATGGCTTATAATCGTTGTAATGCAAATAATTAAACTTTTCATCTGCATCGTGTTGTAATTCTGATAAATCTCTATCTTCTACAACTTCAAAAACATAAAACTTTCTCCAAGCATCGTTTCTGTAAGTTTTTAAAGAATGTGGCACAAGCCATTCGCCAAAAAGTCTATGTGTTGGGTTTTCTTTTAGATAATTTAATAAGTTTTCTTGTTTTAAAACCCATTCTAAAAATCCTGCATTATCTTTTTCAAGTGATAAATGACGTGTTCGACTTCCAGCTTGTATTTCTCCGTTATGAAGCCATACACTTGCATTTGTGCCATCAATTTTTGGGAATATGTGGCATTCTCCTAATTCAATGTTTTGAACTTCTGTAGTCCCAAATCTTTCTAAATGTTGATACTTTTTAAACATATTTATAAATTTTAATTTGATTAATAAAAAAAACAGCGGTTAACACACGTTTGGCAAAAAAGCGGGTTCGGTTATTAATTTAAAGTTTGTTTTTTCTTTATATGTTTTGGTGCTTAATCAAAAGTTTTGGTTTATTTATCCGCTTCTTCGCCAAGCACTAGGACGTTAACCGCTATTTTAGCTCAACCTTATCTATAATTATGCCTTTATAGTTAATCGGGTAAGGTAAGCGTTTTAAATAGTTGTAAGGCAATCCTAAAATAGTACACATTTTTTTAAATCCTGTATAACCTTCAATTGTGGTTTCGGTTCTTACTATTATTGCGGTTCGCATGATATTATATTATATAAAATTGTTAATAAAACAAGAACTATAAAAATAGCATTAAACCATTCACTGCTTTCTTTTTTTGTCATCTTTTATAGTTATTATTTTCTTTTTTTTACCTAATTTTTTTACTGAAACAGGTTCGTAATAAGTGTTTCTAACTCTTTCTTGATAACTTGCACTATCAAAAGAATGTGCTATTATTAGAACTAAAATTATTCCTAAGATGATTAATATTGCCATGTTATTTAGTTTTTAAAATTATACAAAATACATTATATATAGATAAATCTAATGTGTTTAATTGTAACCATATAGATTTTATTTCTCCATAAGTTTCAGGTTCTACATTGTAAATCCAATCCCCAGTTTGGTCTTTCTTGTGAGAATATGCTATTCTTACATCGTTGTAAGATGAAATAGATAATAAAAAACTTTCGTTTTTAATTTTAATAGTTTTAACTGTTAAATCTGTTGTCATGTTTTCAGCTTGTTTTTTAGTTTCTAAAGTTGTCATAATTTCTATTTATTTATTATTATAGTGTAAAGATAGTAATTATATTAACACTACAACTATAAAATTAAAAAAATCGATGAAATGCACTAAATTTTAACATTTGAATATAAAAACAGCGGTTAACAAGTGTTTTGCTCAATTGTGCCGAAAGTAGTTTGCGGTTAGGCACAACTGAAGCAAAGCACTCGGACGTTAATAATATTGTTGTATTTCTTCTTCAATAGTTTCGTTTGATATTCCTATCCATTTACAAATAACGTCTTTTGTTTTTTCGTATAACTCGCTGAATTGTATATCATCCATATTTCCGAATGAAATCGAATCCGCTTTTTTAACAATTTCTCCAGTTATTTTATTAATGTGTTCGTTATAATATCCGCAAACTATTGTTAAATCGTGTCGCATTTCTTCGAGTGTTCTATAATCGATTTGGTTTTCAAAAGCTAATTTAAGAAGTGCAAAGTACTTTCGATGAAATTTCGAGTTTCTGCGTTTGGTATATTCTATTTCAAACGTTTCGTTAACTGGCATTTTAGCAAAGTTTTCAAAGTCCGAATCATAAGCAGGCTTTAAAAATCCGTTTATTGTTTTAACTACTAAAATTTTCATAACTCATCGTCTGTTATATCTTCACGTTCTTTTAAAATTTGTAGTAATCTTTCAGGTTTTAATAAATATCCAGCTATTGCTTCATCAGTTCCAAATTTACCGCAATCAGAATAAAAATCTATCTGAATTTTACCGTTTGGTAAAATATCTATTAAACAAGTTGTTGTTTGTTCTTCTAAAGGTTTGTATAAAATACTCATAATTTATTTATTTAGTTATGATAATTTACTAATTTTCAACATTATATCCTAATTCTTTTTGAACTTTTTTAACTTTTCGTTGGCGTTTTTCCCATTCTTTACCACGTAATTCAGGATTTTGTTCTTGTAGTTGACGTGATAATCTTGATATTGTTTGTTCACTTGGTATTCTTAAAGTTCCTCTTAAAATATAAAAGTCAATTAATGTAGTAAAATCATTTACTTCACAATATTTTCTATAATAGTAAAATGGTAAAAGATTATCATTATCCCTTAATTCTGGTTTTTCAATAAGCAACTGCTTAACGTTTTCTTTAATTGTTGTTTTCATAATCTTTCAGTTTGTTTAATTACTTCTTGTTTTAATTCTTTAATAGCTATTTCTAAACTTGAAAATTCAAATATCCTATCTGAACCGCTATAAGTTATAAAAGGCTTTAATACTTCTTTACCTTTAAAAAAATAAGAAGTTCCTACTATTTCAACATAGTAAACTTCAAATTTACCTTTGTTATTTTGTTTGATTCTAAATTCTGGTTTCATAATTATTCTTTTTAATTGTTAATTTACCCAATTTTCTCCATCGGGGTTATCTATAATTTCAGGCAACCATTCATCGTTAACTTTAATGCAAAATTCTCTAAATTTCTTTCCTCTACCACGTTGACAAGTTACTAAAGAGTGTTCCCCTTTATCTGAAATAATAACAACTGTTTCACATTTTTGTTGCAATATAGTTCCTAAATGTCCCCTTGCTTTGTCGCTGTTTGGGTTTAGGTGCAAAACTCCAGTAATGTGAGCCTTACTTATACTTGACCATTTCATTAACTTTTGAGTTAACTCGGAGCTTTCTAATTGCGAATTAAAATCGTTTATCAAATCTACATAGCCATCTATTGAAACAACTCCTAATTTATTTCTATACTCGCTTTCTAAAAATAACCACTCAACATATTGCAGTCTTTCGTTTGGCGTGAACTCTCTTAACTTAATTGGTAAATAGTTGTCAGGTTTAGCGCCTACTAATTTAGGTATTCTAATAGCATTTAACCAACTATCATAAGAATCTTGTTCCGTATCTATATCGACTATATACTTATCTTTTAAATCGTGTCCTAAAATATCAATTGAATTAGTGTATAAATTAGAACTACCCCCAAAAGAACAACCTAATATCAAAGATTTTAAAAATGATTTTCTTGCCTTTTCCTCTCCCTTAATCATCGATATATTTCCAGCAGTACCAAAGCGCAATGGGTAGTGAACTCCGTTATATGCTTTGTCATCTCTACCGATTGAAATAACTAAAGGAGGTCTTTCATAAACTAAATCTAAATCAATTAAAGCTTTTTCGTGAATCTCTTTAAAATTAATTCCGCTTTTTATTTCTTCATCATTTATATTTATTTCGTTAAATTTATCTAATATACTCATGGTAAATGTTTAAATTTATTAATAGCAAATACTATTTGTTCTGTCATTTTTTGTTCAAACTCAATATCGTTAAAAACACCAAAAGAATATTTTAAAAACTCATCTTCGTTTTCTTTTATTAGTTTTTTGTCAGATTCCTGCTCTTCTTTTGTTCTTATGAATTTTTTAGAAAATCCTAAACTTTCAGCAAACAAAGTATATTCGTGATTATTAACCTTATTTCTTAATATTTCTAAACTTAAATACAAAGGTCTTTTTAAATATTCGTGTAAATTATTTTGAGTAATTTTATAATTAAACAAGTATGAATCTTTTAAATGTTGTATTTCATGAATAAAATTATAACAATACATTTTAGCAAATAAATAACCATCTCTTATTTCTTGTTTTTTAGAATTATCAACATATTCAGCAATACATTTTAAAGCTTCTAAATCTGTTTGATTAGGTTTGTTTTGTTTACTAATTGTAAAAATCAATCTTTCAAATGCTTTATCTGTTGTCATAATTTTATTTTTTAGATGATACTTTACTTGCCCAATTCTTTAAATGCTTTAAAAAATCCTCTCGAGTGTAAACTAATTGTTGCGTATCTTCAAGATTTTTATAAAACTCATTTAACATTAAAATCCTTTTTTCTTTTGTTAGTTCTAATTTACCTACTTTGAAATTATTTAAAAATGGTTCGTCTTTTAATAAAATGTTTTTAAGTTCTAAAATATGATATTTTTTGTATTTCAATTCATATTCAAGAGTTTCCAAATCAATATTATTATTAATATCATTATCATTTACATTTACATTATCATTAACAGCGATTTTTGCGATGGTATGCGATGGCACAATATCGGTATGCGATGTTTTGCGACTTTCTGCGATTTTTTCAGCTTCTTCTAAAGTTAATTTTTTATCTATTACTTGCTTGTGTAAATCTTCATTCCAACGTTTTAAATTACCTAAACGACCGCCATTAGATTTAATTTCTTTTACTTCTTCAAATTTTTTTAAATCTCTTTTTAATTGTTGTTTTATAGGCTCAAAAGTTAGATTAATAATTAAATCTTCTGTTTGTGGATTCATATCATTTACATACATTAGAATATGTTTAAATAGCTCTCCAGCTTTATCGCTTGGCATTTTTTCTATTGTGTGTATTAAATCACAATATAAAATGAAACTTTTTTTATTTTCTGCCATAACTATAAAACATTTTCTAAATTACCAATTTGCTTTTTTAATTCTCTAACAAGTCTAACAGCTGTTGACTTATCTAAACAAATAAAACTTGGATAATTGTTTGGAATTTCTATACTTAAATAAATTTCATTATTAGTGTTTGAAAACGCCACTAAAGAGTGTTCATCAGTTTTGCTTTTTTCTGTTCCGTAGAACTTTAATAATATGTTTGCCATAATTAATAAAGGTTTAAAGATTACCTATAACTATTTAGTTAAAATAAAAAAGCACGCATAATCAAAAAGCCTCTTACCTCTTTTATCCTATACGTGCCGTATAATTTCTTTAAGTTGATATAATGTAAGAGGTCAACTATGAAGCAAATATACAAAAACTTTTTAATATACAAACTATTTTATAAAAAAAACCGATAAAATTAATTATCGGTTTCAATGTATAAATCAAATGTTTTCATTAATAGTTTAATATTAGAAGGGCAAATCGTCGTGTTCTTCTTCGTTAAATTCAACATTAACAGGTTCTGAAACATCAGTTGTTTTTTTAGTAAAAACTTTTAAATTACCCAAATAAGGCATAAAAATTTCTTTTGCTTTTTCTGCTCCAAGTTCTTTATATTTTTCACTTGGTAATTTCTGAACTTGAAAACCCCAATTTCCGTTAGTGTCTTCGCTATCCATTGTTACAACGTCTGTTTGCATATAAACAGCAGTTTGTCCGTCTTTTTCAATTGCTGTTAAATAATTATCATTAATTGGTAATACTAAGCATTTTTGACCGCTTTTAGCAGTAATTATTGAATGCTTCATTTTTGTTAGTGCTACGCTTAAAGCGTAAGATTGCAATTTTGCCATAATATAATATATAAAATTTAGCTTACTCTATTCGGTTTTCAGCTCCCCCGTTAATTTTTCTATTTGTTCAGTTGATAAAGATACTTTTTTATCTTCATGTAATTTTAAATATTTTTTAATTTCTGTAATTCCCTTACCTATTAAATCATCAATTGCTTTATCACTTAATTTAATTGGAGCTGGAGCTTCTGCAAATTCTTTTGTAACTTCTGCTAAATATCTTGTATCATCAAATTTACCCATAAAAATATCAGCATTAAAACCAAGTTTAGAAATAGCTTTTGTTAAAGCATCTGTTTCTAATTTCTTTGCAAAGTTATCATCTATTTTTGTTTTAGCGTTATCCATAAACATTTTAATAGAGTTTATAATTGGAAATTCGCCTTCTGGATAAAAGAAAGTTCCTTTAAAAACTATTAAATTAAATTCTGAAGCTAAAGTATAATCTAATTCTATATTTTTAAAACCCCAATTTTTACCATAGCTACCAAATTGTTCAGTAACATTCATTATTTGATATTGTGGAGCAATAGAGGTTATTTTATTTCCACCAACATTAGCTTGCTTTGTATATTTTGGATTTGTCTTTTCAACTTTATGCCAAAGTTCTAAATTATTGTTCATAATTAATATTTAATAGTTAGTGAATCAGCTGAATATTTTACAGAAACTTTTGGAACTTCACAACCTTCTGAATCGTAAAAAGGTTCATTATTTTTTAAAGCTACTTTTAAAAGTTCCTCACGTTGTGAAAGTTTTTCTTTTAATTCTGACCAAACTAAATCCTCATTGTATTGTATCATTTGGCGACCATTAACTGGATTTATCTCAATACCAAAAAACGTTTGCTTTTCACGTGGCAAAGATGCTTTTATTTCATCTCTAATATTAGTAATTGCAGTTGTAAGTCTTTCTGCTTGTGCAAATGCTTCTAATTTGTTTACTTCGCCTGAATCAATTAAGTTTTTAACGAATTGTTTTGAAGAAATTTCAATTTCTTTTTTGTTTGGTAAAAAGTTTGATGTAGCAATTTCTTGTTGTTGCATCAACTCAAATAAATGTTTACTCATAATTTTAATTTTAAGTTATTCAAATATAGTCAATTAAATTTAGAATTGCAAGTAATAACATACTAAATACTATGCCAATTGCCATTCCTAAAAGTGTGTAATCTCGTTTAAGTTTTTTCATTTAATAATTGTTTATAAGTGGAATTAATTTTCTCCGAGTTTTGTCCTCTTTTTTCAAGTTTCTTCATTATGCGAATTACTTGCTCTAACTTTTGTTGGTGGGTTTTCATAATAATAGTTTTTATTGTTTATAATGTTTAGGATATGGTTCTTCTTTTAACAGGCATTTTTTCTTCAATTTTTGATTAATGAATTTAATGTAACGAAATTGTCTTAATGTGTGGCTTGTGCATCTTTCTTTATTCGCTTGTAATAAATCATATTTTTTACCGCCAGCTTTTTTGCTTGTCATCATGCTATTATGATAAACAACCCCATCAAGTTCCCAAAATGTAGAAGTATGTTCACCATAAAAATCAAAACTACAAGCTTGATAAACTATACCAAAACCTCCACATCTTTCATCTGCAAATGATTGTATCCATTTAATTTTAGGTAACTTTCTTTTAATATATTTAATTGAAAAAGATATTGCACGACTTTCGGGATATTTAGTTTCTATTTCATCACTTAACCACATTCTATTAAGTTCTAAGTATTCATCCATTGCGGTATCTTTTACAACACTTCCACAACTTGCTGGATTCATAGCGTAGCCATATTGTAATACGCCTACAATTTTGTCATTTTCAAATACGCCTAAATTTATGTAAGTTCCGTTATAAACTTTTTTAGAATAATGATTTTCTATTATTGTTTTAATAGCCACATCTCTATTAATTTCCTTTACATAAAATTCATTGTTTCCAAATCCTATGCAATCACGTTCACCATATAAACTTATTTGGTCGGATAGTATATATTTATTTATTATTTTATCTGTTACGTTCATCGTTTCAAATCAAATTTAGTTGGTTGTTTCAATTTCGGGTCGCAGTTGTTAGCTACCATTAAAGCCTGCTCTCTATTGTTTTTTGTTAACTCATAGGTAGTATCAATTCTATTGCCTACTAATACTATTGTTTTGCGTTTTGTTAATTTGTTCATATTTTTGATGCTACTATTATTGTGTTATCTTCAAACCATTCATTAACAGTTGTGCTTACAAAATATACTGGAACTCCCATTTTTTTTGCTATTTCTACACAACTATTATTTTTGTGTGTTAAATAAAAATCAATTACGTTTATTTTTTTTGGACTATATTTTTGAACTAAACGTAAATCATCTCTATTTTTAAATTTTCTTATTTCTTCAATTTCAGTATCATTTAAAATTCTTTTTTGTCCTTGAAATCGATTAAATCCTAAAACTAAAGCTCTATAATTTACAACTGTTTTTGAAAGATTTAATTTTCTTGAAGCGTCTAATACTGTGTTATAATTTGGCATAATTTCATTTTTTAAATTAACACCTACTTACTATGCTTCGGTAGGTGGATTGCAATGTAATACAAAATCTAACTAACAAATTAATATTAAACATTGCGGTTGGTTAACTTTTATTTTACTTCATATTAAATATTTTTTAAAAATAACATTGAGATTATAAGACCAAATAAAGAACCGAATCCAGCGCCAATAGAATAAATAATTCTATCTTTAAAAGTTCCAAATGCTATTTTTTTAACATTCCAGCTCCAAATTAAAGAAATTATAGTTCCACAAAAAAACACTCCTAAATAAAATCCTTTACTAATAAAATAAGTATTAATTGCTACAAAAAATACTTGTACAAAACCCGTTATAAATAATTTCATAATTCACATTTACAATTTCCTAATTCATCCCAATTACCACAACAAGGTTTTTTATATCTTGTATCAAATTCTTTTTTAAATTCGTGCATATAACTTAAAAACATTGCATTACATAAAATATGCCCAGTATGTGGTAAGCCTGTTTCTTTGTCATTATCCTCTCCGTTTAGATATGCCGTTAAATGTCTAATAAGGCTTTCAGCTACTTCAGTAGTTTTTAGTCCTTTTTTCCAATTGTGGTCATCATATTTTTGTGCTCCAAATTCCAAAACTTTAACCATTGGTTTAAGGCTTTCAAAATCAACTAAAGACCAACGCTCTTTTCCTTCGTTAAATCTCATTCCTTTTTCTTCTAATGTTGGTTTATTTTTCATAATCATAGCTTTTAATAAATTGACACAATGCGTTTTTTTCGTTTGGATTTAACTCGTTTAATTGTTTTCCGTTAACAGTCCATTTCCCGTCTATAACTTCTATTGTTAGTTTCATAAGTTTTTAATGATTTCGTTAATTCTTTTTTGATACTCTTTTTTTAGTCTTTTACTTCTTGCAATTTCTTTATATTGCTTTTCTGTAAATTTAAAACCTTGCTCAAAATATAAGCTGTTGATATGCTTAATGTTTAGTTTGAGATTTTCAACTCTACTAACTAAATCTTTTAAGTTAGTTAGTTTTTCCTGCGGTATTAGTGTGTCGTTCATAGTTTTCAATATTTTTCAATTTCTTGTTTAACTTCTTGCCAATACTTATAATCTGTCGTTAAGTGATAATAAAGCTTTGATATTTCATCAACTGCTATTAAAGCGCATTTTTTAGCATTTCTAAAAGCCCATTTTCTATTTGTGCAATCTTCTTGTAAGTCATTCCAATCTACGAACGGTAAAAATTGTTTTATTAAATTTTCTGCTTTTTCTTTTGGTGTCATAATTATATTGTTTTATTTGTTATTCTTCGATAAAAATTTGAGGTTCTGATAATAATTGTTTTATTTTGTAGTCTTTTATTAATAAAATTGCTTTTATTCTATTCTCTTTAAACTTTTTCAACTCGCATCGAACTTCGTAAGGTATTTCTAAATTTTCTAAATATTCAAATAAACCTATTGTTTCGCCTTGTAATTCTTCTTTATTAAAAGGTGCGTGTGGGTTGTTTTCGGCTCCTACTGGGTAATTACTCATAACTATTTATTTTTAAATATTAATACTAAACCTAAACATACACACGCTAACATTAATAAGTAGCTTTCTGTATGTGTTCCTATTGTGCAAATCAATAAACCTGTAATTGTTTTCATAATTTATGTGTTTTAATTTTGACAAATGTACGACTTATTTTCATATATACAAATTTATAAGTATGTAAATTAGTAATTTATAATGAATATAAATAACAATACAAATTTGTTAGTTTGTAAAATAGTTGTATATTTGCCTTATAAAATTTTAATATTATGAAAATCACAAAGAAACAAATCGTCGCATTAGACAAAAACGAAACAACAGTTAGAGAGTTATTCCCTGAAGTGTTTGAAACTAAATTAGAAGACAATACTTATTACATTTTTGAATCTGGAGAAATTCAATTTAATGTAAAAGATGGAGGAGGTTATGGATTTAATAAATTTGGATTTCACGAAGAAGTAAAATGGGTAAAATATCCACACAACGGAGTTTACAGAAAAGCCACCAAAGAAGAAGTAGAAACCGCTTTGATTAATGAAGCTAAAAGAAGAGGGTTTAAAAAAGGAGTAAAAATAAAAGATGTTACTTTTTTGGATATCGATTATGTTAGAGATAATTCTTTTGTATATTATCCACTTATAAATAGGTTGCAAAGTAAAGCAGTAATTTTTGATAATGGCACTTGGGCAGAAATTATCAAACCTAAACAAATGACAAAAGAAGAAATTGAAAAAGAACTTGGTTACGAAATTGAAATTAAATTATAAATATTATGAAAAAAACAATTAAAAAAAGAAGACAATTTAAAAATCAATTAATGAAGTCTAAATTTATGAAAACATGCCCAGTTGGTGGAGGAATTTGTTTAAACCCTATTTGTGCATTTGGTTGCATTGAACGATAATACTATAAATAATGAAAGAAAAGTATAAAAAATTAGACAAGAAAACAGCTTTTTTAAAATCTGTAGCAATTAGATTAGGCGTTGAATTAGCAACTTTAAAAGGTTATTTTACTGAAAATGGAACTATCCCTGCTAAACACAAAGAAAGAATAGAAAAAGCTATTGAATTGCAACTGTTGGCAGATGAGAAAATAAGACAAATTGAAGTAGATGTTTTTGAGAAAATATAACGTTATCAGGCTTTGTGTCTGTTGCGTGCAAACAAACCAAAACATTAATTTAAACACTAAAAAATACAGATTATGACTAAACAAAATTTAAACACCGAGCCAAGCAATAGCACAAAACCTGTGTTATGTGATGCTTTTATTGATGCTTTACCTAATACAAATGAAAAAATAATTGATAAATACATTAAACAAATATCAACTGAATTATATCATTTGTCTAAAGAATTTGAAGCTAATGGAGATACAAATGCTCATGTAAATGCAAGATGTGAAATAAATAAAAAATATGGTAAGTTTTGGCGTGAAAGATTGAATATGAAAAAGATTTACAATTCCCCTAATCCCTTCGGAAAGATGTCGTACTACTAAAGTATCACATAACGTTATCACAGCTTGTTGCAGTTGCAAAGATTAATAACTAAACATTACAAAAATTATGAAACTTTTAGATATAGCTAAAAATTTAGCAAACAGAATAAACCAAGAACATTATATTGTACACGAACTTAAAAAAGTATTCGATACAGCTTACAAATTAGGATTTGAAGAAGCTAACAAACAAAACCAATCCTTGCAATTGCAACAAGCTGGTGTTATGCCTCGTTTATTTTATGTCGTTGCAAGAAATTCAGAAGAAAATTTGGAACAAATAACACAAGGATTAGATACCTATGAAAAAGCTAAACATTTTAAGAATAGTGATTTTTGTAAAAAAAGATTTGAATATGCTTTTATTATATGCACTATAAATGAGGCATAACGTTTTGTAGCTTGTTGCAGTGGCGTGCAAGTAAGTGAGTAGTTTCGGTTTAAAAACTATAATAACAGAGAAGCCAAATCATTAAATTAAACACGATACCAGCCATTGCTACAAACTACTGTTATAAGCTGTTATCTTAATACTAAAAATTATGCCTTGTTACGACGGAAGAGACAACGAACCTAGAATTATTTATCAGGACAGAGATAATCCAGAAGATAAAAGAAAGATTGCAGAATTAATTGACCAAAACAGAAGATTAGAAGCTGGATTGTGTGCGATTATTACTGAATTAGAAAAAAAGAATATTGCAAATGAAGTTATTTCACAAGCAAGTAAAAGCGGATTAATTAATCTTATGGATTTTTGGCTACACCACAGCAAAGAAGATGAAACAAGATTAGCAAGAGAACTTCATAAGTTTAGCGAACACGAACAGATTATTTTACGTAGGCTTCTGAATAATAGCTTATAACGTTCCCGCGCTACACGCAGGCTGGGATTAAAGATGCGTAATCTTTCGGTTAAAAACAAATATAAACAAGTACAAAATTATCAACAAATACAGCCAATTGCCCAGCTTGTTTGTAGCGTGTGTTAGTGGCTGTGTTTTTAAACTCAAACGTAATGAAACTAAAATTTACCATTGATTATAAAGGATTAGAGGCATATCTAAAGTCTTTGAATTATAAAACCGAAATAGAAACAACTTGGAACAAACCTCAAAACGCCAAACTAATAGAAGGAGTTGCTATGGATGATATTGAATTTTTCAATAAAGACAAATCAAAAATTCCTTTAGAAAAAGTTATTGATTACGGAACTCCTTTTTTAGTTGATGCTTTAGGAAATGATTTATCAATTGTAATTCTTTCAAGAAGAAAATACAGACTTCCAAACGGAAGGGCTATACGTGCTAAGTTTGTAACTACAGTTATAGAAGATTGCAGATATATATATGGCACTCCGTTAAATGGATATTGGAAAATACCAAATGAATTTATTAAACCTAAAGTTCTTATAACATAGCCACTAACTATTCGATTGGCGAAACTAACTAAGGCAAATATATGAAAATAAATATTTTATATCGTTTTAAAATTTACACAAATTTAATAGTAGACGATAATAAAAACATTTGGGAGTTGCCAAATTGCCCTAAAAAAAGAACGCGTAATTTAAGAAAATTAACTTATTACAAAGAGCGTGATGCTTATCGTTATAAAAATCAATATTTATCACGTAAGAGATTATCACGCTTGATGTATAGAGTTAATGAAACTTTCGGTAAAGAATATAACATTTTACCATTTTAATTATTACATTTGTTTAACTAACTAAAAATTAAGATTATGAACTTACAACTTTCATTAAAAAAGCAATGGTTTGAAATGACTAAAGCAGGAATTAAAACCGAAGATTATAGAGAGATAACTCCTTATTGGGTTAAAAGATTAGTTGAGCCAAACGATGAAGGCGTTACTATTGAAGCTGTAATATACTATTTAAACGGAGGTAAGCAACATGCTTTTTATAGTGATAAATTTGAATTAAAAAAATTTGTTCACAACATCATGACTTTAGGCTATCCAAAATCAACCGACACGGAACGTATTTTTAAACTTGAACACAAAGGAATTGAAATTCGTACTGGCAATCCTGAATTGGGAGCAGAGCCAAATAAACTTTATTTTGTCATTAAACATGGAAAAATTATTTAATAATTATAAAAATGAAAAAAACACTAATACTATTAACCGCATTTTTAAAAAATCTAATTATCTTTTTTAAATACAAAAAAGAAAACACACAAAACTTGCAAGAAAACACAAATAACTTACAAGATAAATTTTATATGTATTTTAAAAAAGAAATTGATTCGGAAATAAAAAAAGAAGAAAAATATAAATCTTGGAACATTTAAAAATTAAAATTATGAAATTAGAGAATTTAGACAAATTACTTATATCGTCATTTATTTTTTGTATTGCATCATTTTTTGTTTTATTGATTTATCATCGATTAAAATATTATAAATCAAATTATCAAAAATTTGAATACTACTTAACGGCTGAATCAAAAATGTCTGGTATTCTTTTGTTAGCGGACTTAATATTTCAATCTGCTTTTTACATTGGATTTATTTTTTTATTTGGATATTTTACTTCATTTATAATTTTTTAATTAATCACACATTTTTAAAAATGAAAAAAAAACTAATACTTATAACCGTATTTGCTTTTGTCGGATGCGGTTCGTTTAAAAAAAACGTCGACAAACAAAGTAAAGAATCTGAAACTACTGAACAAACATATTCTAAAAAAGAAACTGAAACCACTACAGAAACTACAGAAAGCGGTTCTAAAGAAACTAAAATAGACTACAAGGCAAATACATTCACTTTCACTCCTTTTGACGCTGTAACGCCTTATTTTGTAGATGGTAAAGAATATAAAGGCGGTACTTTAGTTATTAAAGACGAAAACAGCTCTACTCAAAGCAATGAAGTTTACGAAAATATTATCAATGAGTACAAAAAAGAATTAGAAAGTTTACGCCAGTTATACGAAAATAGCCAAAAAGAAACCGATAAAAAAGTAGATACTGAATTTAGCAACACTTGGTTAATGTTAGGAATAGCTTTTTTATTCTTTGTTCTTTTACTTTTTGTTATTTTTTACTTTAACAATAGAATTAAATCTATTACTAATCAAATTAAAATATGAAAACAAATCAAAATTCAGCTACTTACAAAAAAGATATTGTAATTGAATTTATTGAAAAATATCCAAAAGCTTCTACAATGGCTTTAGCTCGAATGATTTATAAAGACTATCCTTTAGATTTTAATTCAGCAGAATCAGTAAGAAGTAATGTAAGGCGTTATCGTGGCGAAATTGGTGTAAACAATTCATCATTAACTACGCATTTACGAAGAGATGAACAAACAAAAAAACAATTTATGAGAAAAAAAATTGACTTACCAGAATCAGATTATGAAAAATGCGAGCCTTTCATAATTCCAAAAGGACAAAATCGAATATTAGTTTTGTCTGACATTCATTTTCCTTATCAAGATAACAAAGCATTAGAGTTAGCTTTAAACTACGGACTTCAAAAGAAAGCAAATGCAGTATATTTAAACGGAGATATTTTAGATTTTTACCAATGTAGTAGATTTACTAAAGATAGACTTTTAAGAGATATGGCTGGTGAGTTAGAAATGGGTAGAGCATTTTTAAAAATGGTTCAAGAAATGTTTAAGTGTCCTATTTACTACAAAATAGGAAACCACGAAAAAAGATACGAAGATTATCTAATGATTAAAGCTCCTGAACTTTTAGGAATTGACGATTTTAAATTAGAACAACTTTTAAGATTTAGAGAGTTTGGAGTTACTTTGGTAAAAGATAAACAAATGGCAATGGCTGGAAAATTACCAATATTACACGGTCACGAATGGTACGGAGGATTTGCTCCACCAGTTAACCCTGCAAGGGGTTTATTTATGAAAGCTAAAGAAAGCGCATTAGTAGGACATCATCATAGAACATCTGAACATACTGAAAAGACTTTAGGAGGTCATGTTATTACAACTTGGTCAACTGGTTGTTTATGTGGTTTAGAGCCAGAATATGCTCCTTATAACGGATATAATAGCGGGTTTGCATTTGTAGAAGTGGCAAAAAATGGTAATTATAATGTAAAAAACATTAGAATTATAAATGGTAATATAGTTTGATTTTGTATATTTACATTATAATCAAATTTATTTTTTATGAAAGTTTGTACAAGATGTAATAAAGAAAAAGAACTTAATTTATTTGTAACAAGAAAAATATCATCTGATGGATATGCTTCTCAATGTAAGGAATGTCATTCATTAATCTATAAAGGCAAAAACAAATATAAAGATATTAATAAGTTTAAAGAATATCAAAAGCAATATAGGTTAAAAAATAAAGACAAACTTACTAAATATACAAATGAATGGTATCTTGAAAATAAAGAACGTCTTTTAAGTTATCAAAAAAAATATAGAGAAAAAAATAACGTTAATATTAATTTGCAGAAAAAAGTTTACAGAAAGAATAGACTTGAAAATGATGATTTGTATAAATTTAAACAAAACATTAGAAATAGAATGTCGCAAGCGTTTAGAAAAACATCATGGAAAAAAGATGGTAGTGAATTATTAATAGGCTGTTCTTTTAATATAGCAAAAGAACATATTGAAAATAATTTTAAATTAGGGATGTCATGGTCTAATCATGGAGAATGGCATATTGACCATATTATTCCGTTATCAAGTGCAAAAACTAAAGATGAATTAATTAAACTTTGTCATTATACAAATTTACAGCCATTATGGGCTATAGATAATTTAAGTAAAGGAAATAAATTACGAAGTTGAAAATATTAAAATTATTAATTACAAAATAGTTTAATTAAAAAAAAATTTGTATATTTGATTATTCATAATTTAATTTTTTGGTTGGTTAATTAGAGGTTGCAGAAATGTAGCCTCTTTTTTTGTATATTAAAAATAAAGTGTTATATTTGTACTTCGCTACACGTAAAATATTAATGCCTGACGTTTGTAGCGAGCGTTGGGCATAATTTTTAATTATTATGTTTAAAAACACACCTTACAAGAAAATTTTTGAAAACGGAGTATTACAAAATCCAATTACAAAAGAAAATCCTTATGTACAAATTGCTTCACAAAAAAGTAATTTAAAAACAAGGGCTAAAAACAACAGAAAAGGCAATGGGTTAATGGTTACAAGGATAGGTACATTTTCTTTTTTAAAATACAAACTTGTTAAAGACACAAGACAAACTCACGCAATTCTTTGTAATTAACAGAAACAAAAAAACCGCTATCTTAATTGGTAGCGGTTTTTTAATTTCATATTGCGATATAACATTTATACGTGTACAAATATCGAAACGTTTTTATTCCTTTTACGCAACATCACTTGGCCACCATTTGAATCATTGCCTATAGCTGTATTACCTTCAATAGATTCAAATTCGTTTTCGTTTATCCAGCTTACAAAAATACCTGTATGGTCATAACGGCCATCTTTATTCCAATCAAAAAAAACAATATCTCCAGCAATAGGTGTTTTTGTTACTTGGCCAGATTTCTTAAAATAGGCCACAGCTGTTTGACATCCAGCAAATCCTTTTGAAAAACCTATCTTTGGCAATTGTTGTCCAGCTTGTGAATAACACCAACTTACAAACATTCCGCACCAAGCAACGCCATCAAATCCAAACCATTTACCATATTTAGTTTTGTTTGAGTTTTTAGGAACTTCTACTTGGCCAACTTCTTTTTTTGCTATTTCTACTATTTTACTCATATATTTATTTTTACATACAACTTGCTTTGTCGTCGAATAATTTTATTAATTTATCCATATATTTTGTCAAATTATATTCTATTTTCTCAATTAATAAGCTGATAAAATCATTTGATTTAAACTCCTTTTTGGCTATAATTGAGCGTATAGAATTAAAGATACTTATTCCTTCATTTAAAACCATTATTTTCATAACTATAGTTACCATTTGCTTAAAATCTGCAAATCCTAACCCTTTAGCAACTAAAGCCAAAACCATTATTATAATAAGTAACAATGATTTTTTTAGTAAGCCAGTCCAAAAAGTAGTTGATTTAAACTTCATTGTTGGAATTACTGAAGCTTTAACTGCTCCAGCAAACATATCTATAAAAATTAATATAATTAAAACACTCGCTATTTCTTTATCTATTTGTAGATATACAACAACACCATACAAAAAAGCCTTTATTTGGTCTATAAATTTTTCCATGTCGCTAAAAATAGTATTGATAAAACAAATAGAAAAGCGTAATTAATTGTATTACTATAATCACTCCAACAAACTGGAGCAATTATAGTAATTAAATTAAAAACAAAGTATAGGATAAGAAACAAAACAATAAGTTTTTGTCTTATACAAAATCTCAATCTTTCTGAATGAATTAAAATAGCCAAAAATATAACTCCAAATTCAAAATTTACGAGGGCTGGGTAAATTTTGTAAGCATAAACTTCTTGCGGTACATAATTCTGCATTTGCATACTCATAAACTCTATCAAAATAATAGCTAAAAAAGCATACATTTTGATATTTTTTGCAATGTTAGTTTTTGCTTTTACTACGATGTCATTTGCTAATTTGCAAATTAAACAACTTCCTTTAGGGTTAGAAGGCATATTTAATTGATTTAAAAATTGATACTATTGTTAATCCTACAAATATAAAACACCAAGTCCAAATCCAATTGGCGTTAATTTTTCTCAAATTTACACAATATTTTTTATTAGCCTTGTACAAATCACTAAAACTTTTTGCTATTATCCACTCAAAATCATGAGTTACGCTCATCGGTTCAAGTCCTTTTATTATCCATCTGTCATTTATTACGCTTGTTCCATTAAATTCTTTCGGGTACATTGTAAAATATAACCACGCCTGATAAAAATTATCATCTACTATTCCGAAGTTCTTATACAAACTAACTATTAAAGAATAGTCTTTATCTTTAGGATTCTCAAAATAGTTATTCTTTGACTTCTTATTTAGAATGAATACTAATAATAAAAAAGCTATTAAGTAAATCATATTGCTAACATTTGATTAGTTAAAGTTTCAGCATCTTGCATTGTTAATACTTCAGGCACGTTTTCCATCATAACAACAATTGCTTCAGCTTTTACAAAATCGTTAATTTCAAGCATTGTTAAAGCCTTTGTTCTTGCTCTTTCAATCATTGCTGTAAAAGATAAATAAGCACTTTCGCCTTGCTCAAACTTATCAATAACTAATTGATTCATTTGCTGTTCAGTTATTCCAAAATCTAAAGCTTCATTCGCTATCATTTGAGAAACAAAAGCATCTGTAATATTGCCTTTTGCAACCGCGTATTTATATCTGTATTGGTCAGCTTGTTCTTTGATATATTCCCACCCTAAATTAATAGGCTTTCCAATTGAAGACGCTAAAGCTCTTTGACGTAAATGGGTGAAAGCATTTGTTATTCTTAATGTTAGCTCATTCGTTTTGGTTTCAGTTATTTCTTCAGGTGTTGCTTCAGTTTCTTCAAATACTCCACCATTAGTCAAAAACTCACATCTATCGATAAACAATTGATTAGTATCATCTTTTGGTATTTCAACACCATTGAAATATTCTTTGCCTGTTAATTTTGATATTTGATACATTATAATAATTTTAAAAGTGTCATATCCATTATTGAAAGCCTAACTGCTAAAGCTGTAGTTCCGTTATTTCTCCATAAACGAGGGTTAATATAGCTTCCTGATGTTGTGCTTGGTAAATCTGTTGTTACTTCTGCCCAAGATGTAGCAACTCCACTTGTAACATTTATTAAACGCCACCAAATAGAAGATAATTCATTTGGTAAATTATAGCATTGAAACAAATATTCGTCTGTTGCGCTTGTATTAGCTGGAAAATCAAAACCTAAATCTACTTTTGTAGCTGTTCCAGAAGCGTCATTGTGTATTAATTGCAAATTAGCATCTCCTGTATCAGCACCAACTCCAAAAATGTTCACTTGAGAACTGGGGTTAACATTACCAAAAACAGCTAAAGAACTAAACAAGCCAGCAAACACACGAGCGTTTGCAACTGTAGCCGCATCTTCATTAGCAAATTTTATAGAAAAGAAGAATCCACAACCAACACAAGTCTGTCTAAACGAACCTTCGTAAAAATCAACTGAATTACCAGATGTAGCAGAACTTACATGTCTTTTTCTTGTTGCTTTTTGTACTTGTGTTCCTGTAAATATTGGCGAAGCATTATCTGCTGTGCCTACTATAGTGGGAGTTGTAAACCCATACCAAGATGCTGGCTGTGGTTTCCATGCGTAAATTGAATATTTTAATAAATCGTTAATGTCAAAAATATTATTATCTACATACTCTTTCACAAGCCTATTTGTTGGGTATTTTAGTGTACTTGTGTCTAACGTTGTATTCTCTTTATTAGCTACATCTTCAGGCGTAAACGTTAAAGTGTCTTGTTTGGAATTTAAAGCATCTTGCAAATCGGTTTGGTCTGATAATGTTCCTGTTATAGAGCCCCAAGAACCGCCACCGCCACCAGAAGCAGAAACAAATAATTTACCATCAGTACCTTCTTCTAAAGCGTTAGATGGGTCTGTACTGATTAAATCAGCTATTACAACATCTCCATCTTTATTAAAACCCACATAACCAAGTACAGACAAACGTTCCATTAATTCTAATGAACTTGTAAACGTTTCAGCACTTCCGCTGTTTAAATCGTCATAAACTTCAATTTCGTCAAAGTTGTATTCGTTTTTTTGAGTTCCGCCATCTTCTACAACTCTAAATTTATCTCCGTTAGTTTTGCAATAACATTTAGAGAAAATAAAATCACTTCCATCAACTATAAAATGTTGCCAAACTTTAGCCGTTTTTCTTCTTATTTGAAACTTTATCATAATTATATACCTTTATGAGTTCTTGTACATTGTATGTATCTGTTTGCTATTGTTATGTTTACACTTGGATTAACATAAAATTCGCCACCATTTGCAAAAAAATCAGTTTCTACTGGTAAATTAAAAGAAACAGCAACATAGTTAGTTTCTCCAGTAGGCGCTAAAATATTAAAACTTTGTGCTCTATAAATTACTCCGTCTACTATAAATTTTACACTTAAATAATCATCTGTACCAATTGGAGTAGGGAAAGAAAAAACAAAATCAATACTCAAAGCATCGTTCATTCTTGCTGGTGTTATTTTCCCTAAACTATCCATTAAGGTTATTCCGCCATTACTTGCATCTGTTCCAATAAAAGCTATTAAATTATCAGTATCAGCCGTTAAGTTTTGAGTGTTTACTGTATCAACTTTACTTTGCCAAGCAGTTGTTTGTTCAAGCGGTTTTGAGTAAATAGACGGAATGTTTAAAAATCTATCGTCATACTCTAATTTGAATCCATCTAAATAAAAAGTTATGAATGATAAAGGATATGAAGTATCTGCTTCTATTTCAAATGAAAAATCTATTTCAGCACCAGTAACATTAAAACTTTGCCCCCAAGTTACCCATTTTTTAGAATCGTTAACTTCATCTCCTGAAGATTGAAAAGTAAAAGTTTGAGTATTTATACCATCTTCCCATAATTTAACGTGCATTGTGAAAGGAACAAAAAACTCATTTGTTGTATTTGGGTTTAATAATCTAAAAGTAAAAAAATAATTACCTAAATGAGAAACTGTTTTTTGTAATGCTGTTCCAAAATTAAAAGCAATATTTGTAGTGTCATACGATGTAGGTCTTAAAAATAAAGACTTATTACTATCAAACAAATATGTACTTCCGTATGAACTTGTCATAGTTCCAGAAGTTACATTTATTGTAGGCTCATTCTGAAAGTTTGCCATTTCTGAAAATAAGTTTTCAGAATATTCAGATTTAAAATTTGTGATTCTTACTAAATTTGCCATTTTAATTTTGTGTAAAATATGTTAATGAAAAGTTCAATATCGGAGAACTTGATGCTGTTGCCAAATACAACTTATTGTTAACTATTTTTATAGGAACAGCAACACCAGAAATATCAATACTTGGTTGCCAATACTCCGAACTATCTACATGCGGAATATAATCAGAACCTATTATTTCAAAAAAATAGTTGTCTGCTTCATCTGAAATTATTATTTCTGAGTTGTTTATAATTTCTCCTTTAATAGTTACTAAACGTCCTTGTTTTATAATATAGATATTATAGCCTAAATCTGTGTTTATGGTATTTTTATCTGTTATATTAAAATCTACTCCAGAATCTGATTCGTTTACTATATCTGGGTATAGTTCGTTTAATAAAGCATTTTCTACTGCTCTATGCTCACTTGCTAATATATCAGACGAATCTGCTAAGTTAGTATTAATTAATGTTTGTATTGTTGATTTTGTACTCATTTGTTTAATTTGTTAAATAATTATTTGAATAATGCAAACTTGAATAGTCTCCGTTTCTAACCTCAAAACTCCAATTTGTACCACCATAAACATATAATCCATCTGAAAATAAACCGCTTGAAATCACTACATAGTAAGTATCGTTTTCTGTTATCAATCCAGTTATATCAACACTAAATGAATTACCTACTGTTGTTGCGGTTGTAAATGTTTCTAATAAAGTAACTCCTTTGTATAGTTTAATAGTTCCGCTACCTAAAATTATATTTCTATTAAAATTACCTGTTATTTCAGTTGGTAAACTCGACAATGTATAAACTCCTTCAGGACTTTTAGTAACTAAATTTATAAGCTCATAAATAAACGGATAAGGCAAGTATTTTTGATTATAATCTTTGTAACAAGAAAACTCTGTTTTAAAAATATTGCTAGCTTGTATTCTTTGACCGCTTTTTAACGTTGTCTTGTTTGTCATTCTTACACCATCGATATATATAATATCACTTAACAACATTGCATTAATACGCTCAAATGCAAAGTTTGACATCATTTCACAAGCATAAATTTCAGCTTGTTTATAAAGTGGTCGTGTGCTAATTGTATTTCCGTTACTGATTTGATAGTAGTCGCTAACTTCTGTTTTATCCTCTAAATTATTAAACCACAATTGCAGTCTAATAGATTGATAGTTTGAAGTTTTATCATAAGGAATACCAAATACTACATTATGGTTAAAATAGTCAAAACGGCTTGTTTTATAGCTTTCATACTCCGTAATGTATAATGAGTTTGAATACCAAACAGCATCTGAATAAGTATTTACTAATTTTATATGTACTGGCTGTTTGTAAAAATCAACACCTAACTTATAAAACTCAATATCTAACTGATTAATTCCATTTCTATCTACAAATTCATAAACAGCAACGTTATTTGTAATATCTGCTAAAGTCTTATCGTTACAATCAACAACTAAAACTTGTAAATCTCCGTCAAAAGAAATTCCATTTTCTGTATTTGTTTTTTGTAAATAATGCTCTGTAGGTAGTAGTTGTATAGCCTCTTGATAAGGAATATTAGCTAAAGGCGAATCTTTAAGTAAGTTCGCCTCAGCTAATGTTTCGCTAAATCTTATAAAAGAATAGTCCATAATAATCTGCGTTATCACAACGTTAATAGTTCATCTGAAAGTTCTACAATATTAGTGAAAATATTTGAATTAACTCTAACTTTGTCAAATTTTATTTTATTATTTAACGCAATGCCTTTTGCGTCTAATATTTGTATGTAATCTCCTTCTGTTCTCAAAGATAATGGTTTTATAATATCGGTATCATATCCTACTTCATCAATAATTATTAAACCGCTTGTAGTAGAAGTAATTTCTAAATATTCGCTTTCTTGTTTTACCTCTCCAGTTATATCTAATTCAGCAGTTGACCATTTATAAGTAAATTTAGTAGGGTAAATTTTAGACATTCTAAACTCATTATCCATAACACGAATAAATCCTCCTATAGAATTATCTGCATTTATAGTTTCCATTTTTTCAAGAACACTTAAAACATCGTTGTAATCAGCTACTAATTTAGTTGTATAAACATAAGGCGATAAAATAGCATCTCCTAAATCAGCTACTAATATATCAGCGTTTTCTTTGATAATTCTACCACTTCTAAATTGAGTTGTTGCTTCTCCGTTTGATTTAAAATAAGTATTTTTAATTTTGCCGTTTTGCCAAAACTTGCAAGCAGTTTTTAAATACGAATACCAATGCTCTAAATTACGCCCTATTGAATATTGTAGGTTACTAAAATTATCCCCAGTTGCTATATTTTCAATAAGGTTAAATTCTTGATTTGTTCTATTTTGCCAGCCTACATTTGTAAGAGGATAATCAATTGTAAACACTTCCGAACCTGTGTCGTCACTTGAACTTGTGTAAACTAATGTAATAATACTACTTTCATACGCTTGTACTACATAGTCAATACCATTTACTTTTATTGTGTCGCCAACATTAAACCCTAATAAAGTCCAATTAAAATAACCATTTGATAGTATTTTAAAAGTATTGTCGTCATCTGAATATTGATACTGCAGAACCGCTGTAAAATTCTTTCTTGTATTTGGTGCTAACGGCACACAATCAATAATATATACTTTGTCGTCATTGCTTAAAGAAGTAGTATCTTTTGTATAAATACCTTGTTTTCTTGCGCTTTCAATTTCAAAATGGTCACGACCAAAATCAACTTCTATTTTTAAGTTGTTTTCTACTTGTTTATTTGGCAATAGCCATTGTGTAGAAGTATGAATAGCGTCTATAGTGTTACTCTCATCTCTATCCTGCTCAAAAGATTTATATTTATATTCAAGTCTATTTAGTGCGTATCTATCGTTAAATTCACTTTTAAAACTTTGCTCTGGAGCAGTTAAAAAAGCACCTATTTCTTTGTTAGGGTAAAAATCATTATATTGACCGATATAAACATTGTCTTTATTTATTTGGTAGTCGCTGTTTAATTCTACTAATTGAGAAACGTTTTCTTTAATAGTTCCATAAAATGCTTGGTCTGAAAATTGACGTATTAATTTACCATTAAATACAAAGTTATCGTAAAATTTACCGCCAACATCATATTTTGGAGCAATAACATTTAAACCAGTTGCGCTTTTAAATGCTTGCTTTTTATAATCAACGTGTCTAACTCCATCAATAACTGAATCAATTGCTGTTGATATTCCAGATATTTCTACAGTCATTCTTTCAAATGGCACTATTATTTCAAAACTTGAATTTATACCACCAGCTGTTGGGCTTACTGAATTGTCAACTGATTGGAAACATTCAATATAAATATAAAGCCTTTGACCTCTTTTTATTGCTGGTATGCTTAAATTATAATCATTTGGCATAGATACAGAAGGATTGTCTGCTAAAGTAAAATTTCTTTCATATAAAACCTCAGTAGTCATATCTGTACCGTCAACAGTATCATATCCATATTTTACTAATAATCTAACTCTACCATTTCCAGTTAAAACATCATCTGGGTCGTTAAAAAAAGAATACGAAGATGCAATTAAGTCTGTTATTTTAACATTTACATTTGTTAATTCTTCTTGAGCTTCTATATAAGTAAAGTTTAATCCATCATTTGGAAACCCAATAGAATTTAATGCAAAAACATTGTCCATAAATCCCAAAGTATTTTCTATTCCGTATTTTTCAACAACATTACAATTATTAACCCCAGTATTTAAGTTAAATACACTTATAGGGTCTAAAGAAAATTGTTTTATTACAGAATATCTTGCAACTCCATTTGATAGTATTTCGTTACTTTTAAATTTGCTTAATTGCGGAACTGGTTTTGCATTCAATAATATTCTTTGCGTTGCAACTGGCGTAATTGCGTTATCGTCTAAATCTTTATCGCTAAATACGTCAACATTTACATCCTCTCTACGCTTAACAATAGCTTGGTTAGTGTTTTGTATTACTTTAGTTTTAAAATAAGTTATTTGGTCTGTTTCTGCTAATTTAAAGTCTAATAAACCTACAACAAAATCAACTCCATTTTTATTTACTATAAATTCAACCTCGCTTTCAAAGCCATAATCGATATAATATTGTAATAAGTTTTCTAATTGGTGCGTTAATCCGTTGTTATAAACACCGCTAAAAAAAGACATAGAAACCTCTTCACTACCATAAGCAACATCACGCCCATATCGTTTACTGTCTTGCTCAATTGTAAAAGTTGCTCCGTCAAAAGCAATCGGTTCGGCTATTTCTAACCTACCGATTGCATTATTTTTGAAGTTTAAATAAAATCTGAAATTAATTCCGTCCATTATACATCTTTTGATTTAATTCTTAACCTGCTGTTTAAAATAGTTGTTTGTGCTGTTCCTCGCATAATGGTTTTTTTAATTCCACCCTCGTCAATATTAAAATGATAACTATCTTTGTTTAAGTTTCTACTCATAACATCTTCTAAATCTGATTTTGTTAAACCTTGATAATTATTTTTTTGCATCGGTGTAATACCATTTCCTAAAAGAATATTATTCATTTGGTCTTGCCATTGGTCGTGAGTGAAAATTTTAGTTCCTTTCGGCGCATTCATTACTACATTTCTACCTTGTGGGCTGTGTACTTTTCCATCTGGAGTTACAACTTTTTCGTTATAATTAGAGCCTTTACCATCATTAACTAACATCAAACCTCCGTCGTGAATACCCCCTTTTTCAAACGCTGGTATTGGTTGATTAGCAACCATTGCTAACTGAACTGCTCCAATAGCTCCTACCGCTACAGCTAAAGGAATACCTGCAGGCGGTGGCGTTTTAGCTAATGTTGCAATAATAGCTTGTGCTGTATCTGTTACAATATTAAACATAGCTAAACGTTTTTGACTTTCTGCTTGTTGGCGTTGTATTCTTTTTCGTCTTTCTTCGTATTGTCTTTCAATTTCCTCACGTGCCGTTGTGCTTTCTCCAGCAAACAAAATAGCAACATCTCTTTGTTGTTCTAAATTACGATACATTTGTTCATAGTTAGCATTTGAATATTCTGCAATAGTGTTAAATGCTTGTTGAAAGGCAT